CTTAAAGTACTTCGATATGAAGATGGCGCAATTCAAGAGGTAGCAATTGAAAAGCATTTCTTTATGGGTAAACAATATTTTTATGGCAAAATTGTTTCCATGTTTGGTAATATTGCAAAAGATGGCAATATGAATAATATGATGAAATATATGATGATGTCTGAGATGATGAAGGGCAATACTAATAATATGAGTTCTATGTTACCTATGATGATGTTTATGGGTAATAATAACCCTTTTGGAAATATGTTTGATGGCATGTTTGATGAACCTATTGATGGTGAGGAAGAGGAGAATAAATAATTATGGGCGGCGGATATTGGACTACTAATAGTGCAACAGCATATACCACTTCTACTTTAGGATTTAATAACATTGCTGATATGGCTACAGCAAATGTGCAAAGTGTTTATCGCGCGCATAAGCTTAACGCTGCGTTGAATCCTAAAAATATTATTCGTGAATGTTGTGATGGTGAAGATCATCCTCATAGTCTCCCTGTTATTCTTGGATTAGATGTTACTGGTTCTATGGGAGCAGCATGTACTATGTGCGCGAGCAAACTAGATGAAATTATGACCACCCTTTACAAAACTAATAAAGATGTTGAATTTTGTATGATGGGTATTGGAGATTTTGCTTGTGATGAAGCACCATTACAAGTTACTCAATTTGAGAGCGATGTTCGTATCCTTGATCAAACTACTAAGATTTATTTTGAAGGTGGCGGTGGTGGTAATGGATGGGAATCTTATACTGCTGCTTGGTATTTTGCTTTACATAATTGTAAGCTAGATTGTTGGAAACGTGGTGAAAAAGGTATTATTATTACTATGGGCGATGAACCACTTAATCCTTATTTGCCATCTTATGAATTACAAAAAGTCATTGGTGGAGAAAAGCCTGCAAAAGAAATAGCTACAAAAGAATTATATGAAGAAGTAATTGAAAAATATGATGTATATCATATTGCTATTACTAATGAATCTTCTTATAATTATTATGCAGATAGAATTGAAGACAGTTGGCGGCCATTATTAAAAGATCATTTAATTATTGCTGAAAGTAATAATCTACCAGATATTATTGCCGCAATTGTGAATAATAGAAATAGTAATACTATATCTTCAACAAATAATAATAATCAAGAAATTTCTTGGTAAGAAAGGAAAATATGAAAGCTAAAGTAGTTATTGGGGCTAATTATGGAGATGAATGTAAGGGGTTAGTATCTGGGTGTTTAGCTAGAGAAGCATACCTTAATGATAATTTAAATGTTCTAACTGTGCTTTATAATGGTACTAATCAACGCGCGCATACATTTGAAAATAAAATTTATAGAATGACTGGTGCGGGTGCTAATTACTCTGATACATTTTACCATCGTATGTTTGTAGTTGACCCCATTCTACTTTGGATTACTAAAACTGTTGTTACTATTGATCCACGTTGCCGTTTAATTCTTCCTTGCGATGTTTTATATGGACAAGCGCGTGAAAAAAAATTAAAGCACGGTTCTTGTGGATTTGGACTTTTTAGCGCGGTTAAGCGTAGTAAAACAAATCCATATTATTTACATGATTGGCAAAGAGAAGATAAATTTAAATATTTACAAGATGTAGATAATTTTTATACCTATACTCAAAATGAAATTCATAATTTAGCAAATTTTATTCGCGCGATTGACTGGGTATATAAAAATTGTTTTATTAAAACATTTGAAGAAATAATGGCAGAAAATAATTATGATGAAATTATTTTTGAAGGCGGACAAGGATTGCTTTTAGATCAAGAAAATTTAGGAGACTTTCCACATCTTACTCCTTCTTCTACTGGAGGATTTAATATTCATAGTGATATTGAAAAATTAAATGTTCCTCTTGATCTTTTCTATGTATCTCGTTCTTATATGACACGTCATGGAGCAGGTCCTATGGAAGAAGAATGTGATAAAAATGATATTAATACTTCTATTATAGATTTAACTAATCAACCTAATGATTGGCAAGGATCTTTAAGATTCGGTCGCATTAATATTGATAATTTATTTAAACGTATTAAAAAAGATACTGAACAATATAATTGTGAAAAAAATATAAATTTAGTATTTACACATCTTAATTATACTAATGAACAAATTGAAACCACTAATGGGCGCGCGCATATCATTTGTCCTTCTTTTATAAATAAAGTGTGGGGTTCAAATAAACAGGATAATATGGAGGTTATTATTTGACTTTTAATATAATTTCTGTTATAATATTTATAGAAAGAGAAAAGAGAGAAAGGAATTATGATTAAGATGTTTCCGAAGTATTATGATGTAAATGATTGGAAGGTTTTGGACAACATGACCGTTCATGCGTATAATGATAATGAAACTCCCATTGATATAGTTAAGGTTCAAATTGGTACAGTAGAGCGATGCGAAGTTGATTTCAGGTATCATTATAATGCAACTACCTTCCCCATTATTCGGTGGATTACTAAAAAGGAATATGAAAACTTTAGTAAAGCGGGAGACGTTATTGTATGGTAATGTGGTATTGGCTTATTGCGGCGTTTTTGGGTGGAGTAATTAGTGGAATTTGGATCATCGCTTTATTGTCAGCAAATGATTAAATGTCCTTATTGCCGCGAGTCATATTATAAACCACTATATACTATTACAACCGCCGCGTATTATCCACCCGTTTATAAAGATGGTGTTAATATAAATCCAGATAAGAATATTAACACACATGTTTGTCAATGCTGTTCTTGCGGGAAAATTTTCTCATATAGAACGCAATTAAATAAAATTATAGATAAAGAGGTACTATGAAGTTTTACTCAGATGAAGAGTTTCTTGCTTCACAAGACACTCAACAAAGACTAGAAGCAGAAGATGAATTTGGTTGTAATTTTTGTTACGATAAAAGAAAAAAGAAAAATAAAGAGTTATTCTTTTTTGACCAAGCAAATAATCTGCGAGTGTGTGTGTATTGCCCATATTGCGGGCGCTATATTCAAGAGTGAGACATAGTCTCACTCTTTTTTCTTTATGGAATAAAAAGCGTTAAAAAATTAAGTATTCTATTACTTTATTATAGAAAGATTAGTTCTTATAAAGAGGCGATTTTATGAACGATATGTGGGGCAACCCAATGGGATTTCAAAGTAATTCTTTTAATCAGCAACCAGGTTTTAATAATTATGCTCTACGGCATTATGAAATTATTAAAGTGAATGGAGAAGAGGGCGCAAAATCTTTCCGAATGGCGCCTAATAGTAGCGTTTTATTACTTGATAATAACGACCCCATTGTTTGGTTCGTTCAAACTGATGGAGCAGGTTATTCGGTTGTAACTCCATATGATTTATTACCACATAAATCAATTCCACCTATTGATATTAATCAATTAGCACAACGTGTAGCACAATTGGAGGAAACTATAAATGTCAAACAATCCGATAATCAACCAATTAAACAATCCAAGAGGCAGCAACAACAGCATCAGTCAAATGCAGATACAACAGTGTAAAAATATGATGCGACAAGTTCAAAATAGCAATAATCCTCAACAAGCCTTACAAAATATATTGCTTAATAATCCTAATACACAAGCTTTAAGTCAAATGGTTAGAATGTATCATGGAGATTTACAAGCAATCGCGCAATATATGGCTAATATGCGAGGAATTAACCTCAATTCTTTAATGCAAGAATTACAAAATTGATAAATACACCCTTGTTTAAAACAAGGGTGTTTTTATATATATTTTAAGGGAGGTAATCCTAATGGATAATAATGGACTATCTGCGGCAGATGTCGCGCTATTAAGTAATGATGGAATGGGCGGAAACGGCTGGGGCGGTATGATTTGGCTCTTTGCTATTCTCGCTATGATGGGCGGCGGTTTTGGTAGCTTTGGTGGCGGTTATGGTAATGGCAACGCTATTCAAGCTGATGTAAATCGTGGTTTTGATAATCAAAATCTACAAGCCCAAACTCGTGATATTCTTGGAGCAGTAACCGCTGGTACAGCTCAAGCTGTTGCCGCAACTAATCAAGTATATCATGATATTACTGGTTATGTTGGAGACAAATATAATGAATTACAGCGTGATGTTGCTGCATTAGCAGTTGGGCAAGCTAATATGATTGCTAATCAGAATCAATGCTGCTGCAATACACAGCAACTAATTCAACAAATGAATTATGAAGCCGCAATGCGCGATGCTGCTACAAATGCTAATCTTGTGGCACAAACTCAAAAAATCCTTGATGCTAATGCTAATGATCGTTTTGCCGCAATGCAAAATCGCATCAATCAGCTAGAACTAGCGCAGGCTATGAATGGCGTAGTTCGCTATCCAAATGGTTGGACCTATAATGCTGGAAACAGTCCTTTTTGTGGCGGATGCAACATGTAATTAGAGCGTATTGAGTACGCCAGAAATATTAGGGGCGTATTATATACGCCCCTATTTTTTATTACAGGAGTAGTGTAATATGAAAGATATTGAAAAAGTTTCAGATATGATTGAATGTGAAATAAAAAAAGCAAACGAGTATATGGAATGTGCTTTTTATTTCAAAGAGACTCGCCCGCAATTAGCTGATGCTATTTATAAAATTGCTGGTAATAAAATTAATGATATGAATTTATTACATGAGCAAGTAGTAAAAATTATTGAAGAATACAAAGAAGCTAATGGTGAGCCACCAGAAAGTATGAAAATTTTATATAATATTTTACATCGTAAACATATTAACAATGCTGCCGCCGTTAAAGGTATGATGGCGTTATATAAAGAACAATAATGGAGGAATTATTATGTTACAAGTTTATAGTTCTAATCTTGATGTTGTAGAAAATGCTGTTTTTTCTTTTAATAATGTTGTAGTAGACAAAGGCTGTGCAGAGGCCTTATCCGCGCCCGCATCTATTCAATTAAATCAACGTGGAATTTATTTAGTTGAAGTAGATGGATTTGCCACAAGTGCAACCGCAGAAACGGATGTAATACAATTAGTAGCTAATGGTGTAGCACTGCCACAAGCAGTTAGTAATATTACATTCGCGGCAAATAGCACTGTTGCCTTTGGATTTAAAACATTTGTACAGGTAGCAAATAATAATTGTTCTTGTAATTGTACTTCTAGTCCAACCGTTCTTCAAGTATTAAACGGCGATACAGCTTTAACTGATGCTCATATTAATGTTGTTGTAACTAAATTACGTTAATGTTAAATTATAGTTATATAGATTATGTAAATTTAATGGATTTAGCAATAAGTCTACAAAATTTACGATCTAACACTTCTCAAGAAGATAGGCAAAAGCTTGAAGAACATTTTAATAATAAATTAAATAGCTTGCTTGAAGAAATGCATAATCATCTCCAAGAACAAGACAGAAAAATTGATTTAATTTTAAAAATATTGGAGGAAAATAAAAATGACAGTTGAAGAAATTTTTTCTCTTTTAGCCGCACATATGGAAAAAGGAATAAGGATGCATAATCATTTAGTAACAGCTTTTGGCTTTCTTAATCTTTGCGGTTATCAAAAATGTCAAGAATATCATTTCTTTGAGGAAGGCTATAATTATAGAAAGTTTCTTAATTTTTATTTAGATAATTATAATAAAATGATTATAAAATCTCCGATAGAAGAAATTAATGTCATTCCTTCAAATTGGTATAAACATCTTAAAAAAGAAGTAGATACCAGCACAAAGCGTACAGCAATACGAGATTTAATGGAAATATGGGTAGATTGGGAAACTGAAACAAAAAAATTATTAGAAAATGAATATAAAGAATTATATGATTTAGGCGAAATTAATGGCGCTATTAAAATTATGGAATTAATACAAGATGTTAGTAAAGAATTAGAAATAGCTCATAAAAAGCAAATAAACCTTGAAACGATTGGCTATGATATTTCTTTAATAGTAGATGAACAAGAAAAACTATATAAGAAATATCAAAGTAAAATAAAAAACATATATGAGGATGATGAATAATGATTAGGTTAATTCAACGTCGTTTAATCATTCCTCGCGGCGACACTGGTTCTTTTACTATTCCAACTTTAGGAACAGTGGAGGCAGGAGATGTAGCAGTATTTTCTATTTTTGATACTATGACTCAAACCACGGTAAAAGAAATCATAGTACCAGCAACTGAAGGAGAATTAACTATCCCCTTTGTTCATGAAGATACTGTAAATTTAACTCCTAAAAAATATCTTTGGGATATTAAAATTTATAAAAACCCACAATACGATGAAGAAGGCCTACTCGTTAATGGAAGTGAAATTAATTCATATTATGCTGCTTTCTCTCTTCCTATTTGTGAAATACGAGAGGTAGCTCAAAATGTTTGAATTAAGAAAATTAACTAGAGATTTACTTCTAGAATATAATAATAATATTATGCCACCCAAACCTCGCGCCGCAGGTTTGGGTATGGTATATCCGTGGGAAAATATATCATTAAGCAATTTAACTCAACAATTATATTTAATTGCGCTTCAAAGTGGATATACAGGAACGCAAAATGAATTTAGAGCCAATTTTGGAGCATATTTACAAAATAAAGAAATTATTTTTGATAATTATGATAATTTCCCTGAAATAGGAGATAATACACATTTATATTTTGATTTAGATGAAAAAATTCTATATTATTGGGAAAATGAATATATTCCTATAAATGCTCTATTAATAGAAAATACTATTTTGGATGCTGGCTCTTCAACGGATTAAAAGGAGGATTTTAACTATGATATTATTTAATTTTGGTGTTGCTACAGAAGCAAATGATTATGAAATTCAAGACACAGAAGATCAAATTTGGATTAAAGCCGAAGATGGCTCATTAGTGTTAATGGAGGATATTGATTATGGAGACAATTAAAAATAAAAGTCGTGGCACCGCGGTTAAAATTCTTCAAACTTATTTAAAAGTTGATGTTGATGGAATTTTTGGAAAGAAAACCGCCGCTGCGGTTAATGAATGGAAAGAAAAAAATGGTATGGCATCAGATGGAATTTTTAGTGAAAGTGATTGGAATATATTGGCACAATCTTTGCCAACAATTAAATTAAATTCTACTGGTATTTATGTTAAAATGTGGCAATTATTTTTAGATGTGACTGTAGATGGCCAATTTGGGTCAAAAACAAAAGCTTCTACTCGTGCATATCAAGAAACTGCTAAATTAACAGTTGATGGCGTTGTTGGAAAGAAAACTTGGACCGCTGCACTAGCTAAAAATATAACCCCAATTTCAAATTCAAATTCTATGAAAAAAAATGTACAACCAAAGAATTTCAAACAATATGATAGTAAATGGGGTTCTGTGGTATATACAAAAAATAATACCTACAATAAGAGTCAAACAATTAAGAATTCTGGGTGCGGCCCCACTTCTATGGCGGACATAGTTGCAACTTGGTGGGATAGTAGTGCTACTCCAAAAACATTAGCTGCGCTTTCAGTCCAAAAAGGATATAGAACAGAAAGTAGCGGTACAGCTTGGGGATTTTTTAAGTTTTGCGCGCAAAAATATGGAGCAAGCAAATTTATTCAAACATCTTCTTATGCTACTGCTGAAGCCGCAATTAAAGATGGTGCTTATGTTATATGCAGCATGAAACCAGGTTTATTTACAAAAGGAGGTCACTTTATTTGTTGGTGGTGGACCGATGGCATATATAATTATACTAACGATCCAGCTTCTGCAGCTGCAAAACGAGCTAAACAAGAAGTAAAATATATTAAAGATGAATGTAAGCAATATTTTATTTTTTATAAATAAGGTGATTATATGGCGGCATTGTATACGAATATAGACTTTGTAAATTATCTTAAAAAAGCCGCGGAAAAAAATATTCGTTATTGGTTTGGGTGTGTAGGATATAAATGTTCTGAAACTCTTTATGAAAAGAAAAAGAAACAATATCCTACGCATTATACTATTGCTCGCGAACAACAATATAAAAAAGATATAGCGGCAAATCGCATATGCGTTGATTGTATTGGACTTTTAAAAAGTTATATGTGGACTAAAAATCCTTATGACTTTTTAGAAAGTGATAAAACTACAACAACAATACAAAATATTTATAAAGCAAATGATATGCCTGATTATTCTGCTAATAGCTATTTTAATAAAGCAAAAAAAGATGGTATGGATTGGGGAACGATTGATACAATTCCTGAAATTATTGGATTAGCGGTAACATATACAGGACATATTGGTTATTATATTGGTAATGGAAAAGTTATAGAGGCGCGCGGTTTTAATTATGGAGTGGTTACTACAAATTTAAAAGAGCGCCCTTGGATAAATTGGTATAAAATTCCTTGTTTAAAATACGGAGAAACTTTATTGGGGTCTCGTACTTTAAAGAAAGGAATGAAAGGCGAAGATATAAAAGAGTTACAAGAAAAACTTATTCAATTAGGTTATGATTTAGGAAAATATGGCGCTGATGGAGATTTTGGCGCAAAAACTGATATAGCGGTACGTACTTTTCAACAAAACAACAACTTAGTAGTAGATGGAATAGTTGGAAAGAAAACTATTGCTAAATTAACTGGCTGAAAAGATGCCAAGTAGGTGATTTTATGGCAAACAATACCATAAAAACGAGAATTCAGTTGAAAAATGATACTGAAGCAAATTGGAATAAAGCAATAAATTTTATTCCTTTAAAGGGTGAGGTCATCATATATTCTGCTGATGATACTCACCCTTTTTCTCGTTTAAAGGTAGGAGATGGGAATACCACAATAATAAATTTGCCATTTATTGATGCAAATACTTTAAATGGTAATAGAGTGTTTACTGACACTGCGACTAATTGGCGAGCAAAACCTACTTTTATACCTAATCTTGGTGATATAATTATTTTTTTAGATAAAGAAACTTTTGTTAAAGATAATAAAACCGTCACTGTTCCAGGTATAAAAGTTGGAGATGGAGATGCTTATAATTTAGATTTACCTTTTGTAGGCGATGAAATTTTAGAACAATTAATGGATCATATTTTTAATGATTCTATACACACAACATCCGCGGAAAAATCATTTTGGAATAATAAAATAAATTGTAATGATGTTGTTGTTAACGAAACTTTGATATTAAATAGGAATTGAGGTGAGAAAAATGCCTAATATTAGCAAAATTCAATTACCTTCTGGTGGCGTTTATGATATAGTTGACGCGCAAGCACGTGAAATGTTAAGTGCGGGCGTAAGTTTTATAGTAGCTTGGGATGGAACATCTAGTCCTGTTGCTGCGGATATTCCTTCTGGGGTTAAGGTTACTTATAATAATACAGAAACTACTGGTTCTCTTTCAGCCGCGAGTAGTGTTGCTGGAGCGTTTTATTTAGTAAAATCTAAAACATTACCTACTGACGATACTTTAGATAACTATGACGAATATGTTGTAATTAAACCTGACACAGAAGATGATACTACTTGGTATTGGGAAAAAATTGGTGACACAAGGTTAAATTTATCAAATGTTGTTACTGATGTAACTTTTACTAAAAATACTGATACCGTAATAGGCACTGATGCTACTTTTACAATTACTCAACCTACAGTTGCATTAGATTCTAGTGTTAGTAGTGGAACTGGAAAAGTATCTGTTATTTCTTCTGTCTCTGCAAATAATACTAATGTCGCAGCTACAGCATCTGGCGCAAATACAGCATGGAATACTAAAGATACGGTAACAGCAGTAACTGGATATTCTAATCCTAGTACAGATACTTTTATAAAAACTGTCTCTGCTACTTCTAAAAAATTAGCAACTACTTCAGTTACGGGTGTAAGCGGTTCTACTACTGCTTCTAAAGCAACAGCCACTACTAATTTAACTTCTGCGACTGGCAGTGGCACTGCGACAACAGATAATGCTGATTGGTTAAAAGGAATAAGTGTTTCAAATGGTGTTTTAACTTTTGGAGCCGCTAGTTTAAATACACAAAGTACAGCACAATATACATTTTCTGATGTGACTGTGCCAACCGCGGCAAGTTCTGCCACAACAGTAGCAACAGGTGCGGTCGCTGATAGTGATACTAATGGTGCTACTGTAATTACAGCTGCAAGTGCAGGTAGCTCAGCTTCGGCAATTACCGCCCTTGGTACGCCTTCAACAAAATCTGCTATTGGAGCAGATTCTACATTTACCGTTACTCAGCCTACAGTTGCTTTGGCTACGGGCGCGACCGCGGGAACTGGAGTAATTTCATTAACAAATTCAGTGACTCCTACAAGTGCTTATATTGGCGCAACCGCATCTGGCGCGAATACTGCTTGGAATAATAAAGATAGCGTTACTGTACTAACTAATGCTACTACTGTAACAGCTACTAAAGGAGAATAATGGGGTGGTTTAATGTCTGTAATTGATAAAATACAACTACCGAATGGCGAGATCTATGATATTGGTGGAAGTGGAGCAGGTGAAGTAGAAGCATTAACTAGCGTAGAAATTGATGAATTAACTGAATTTACTTCTAGTGATTGGGAAAGTATTATTAGTTCTAGTGAATTAGGTGGTATTACTCTTGTTTGGGGTAATATCACCGGTGCACTATCTAATCAAACAGATTTGCAGGCGGCATTGAATAATGCAGGTGTGGAGGTGATACGGTTATGAGTATTTATCTTGGAAGTCAGCGTGTTAGCACGCAAGGTAGTAGTAATGCCATCTGGGGCAGCATCACCGGCACACTGTCCGACCAGACTGATTTGCAAAACGCGCTGAACGCAAAAGCTGATTCCTCTGATATGAACATGCTGTCTGCGGCTATGACATATGTGGTCAGCGGCAATAAGTCTATCGAGTCAGTGACAATCCCGGTCGGGGCTTATGTCCGGCTGGTCGGCAGCACCATTACCGGACGCTCGGACGGCATCTATACCGTCGCCACGGCGATACCGGTCGATACCATAATAGATGGGACGTACTTTAACGAATCCGCGCCGATTCCGGGCGGGGTCGCTAATGCACTAAACGCTTCATTAACGGTGGAAGATATCAGTAGTAAGGTATCACTTAACGCAGGTTATAAAGCAGGATGCTTTAGAATAGGGAAGTTGGCGTATATATCTTTATATGTAGACACAGCATACGTAACATCTGGGGCTGTATTTGGAACATTAGCAAGTGATATACGTCCTACTGTAGGCTTTTCAAGCGATATGCACAATAGAGCAAACGGAAACACAATCAATAACACCCTGGATATATATACGAACGGTGATATTAAAATTTGGGGAACAGGAGCGCAAACAACTATAGAAGGTGGAATATGGTATATCATAGCCTAACAAAGTCCCCTGGATATGATTGAGAGGTGGGAACAATGTCCTGCAATCCTCAAACGTTCATTCAGATAGGAGATAATACATATGATAAACTTACATAAAATAGTATACTTAGCAGAGACCCAGCTGATCATCAGAGATACAATTACCGATTGGTGTGGATGTAAATAATACGGTTCAATCTCATAACAACCTACAATCCCACATCACCTGCTATATGTAGAAACGTACAGCGTAAAGGAGGAGAAGAAATGGGAAATTTAAATAAAATAGTATATTTAACAGAAGAACAATTCTCTTATCTTATTTCTAATGGCTCTATTACTGTTAACAATAAAACAGTTCAATATAGTGAAGATGATATTTATATTACACCAGAAATAACAGATAATAACTTAGTTAGTGCAACAAAACCACGTTGGCTACGATTTGATCCTGGCAATAAAAAAGGTCTTATTATTTCTGGTGGAACTATTATTCGCCAAGAAAATGGAATAAATAAAATATTTAGTATAGATACTAAAATTGATTTAAGTTCTATGATTTTTAGTAGTGGAACTGATTATTTTGTATATCTTTTAAATGATGGCTCTATTATCGCGGCAACTACCGCTCCAGCAAATAGTGTAAAAATTGGACGTTTTCACACTCTTTGTGTAGATGCGGGATCAATGACAATGATTGCGCCTGATGCGCCTTCTTGTGGGCGAAATGTTGGTGAAACTTTTCTTGTGAAAAGCTATCGTTCAGATGAAGATCCAGATTTTTATAATTTTTATAATAAAACTATTACTGCTGTTACAGTACAAACTGCATATGATGTTATTACCTGTACGCATCCTTTAAGCGGATTTACTGCTGGTGATATACTTCCTGAAAGCGTATTTTGTACTACTTGGAAACCAGATTGTTTATATGATGATGCTATGGTGTATGATAAGGATACGGATATATGTGTTGATGTGTATTTACAAAGTGGTAGGGGAAGTAATACTAGGAGTGCTTATGGAGGTACGCGTGTAGTATCTAGAAGTGGTTATAATCATTTAGAAGATATGCGACAAGTTGGTAAACGATTATTAAAAAATCCTGAATTTACATCAATTGCATTAGGAAGTAATGAAAAAACATCTATTAATGGAGCAGCAGACGCAACATATGTTGGTGGACATGTTGATACAACAAGTCGTAGAATGATTTCTGCAATTGGATGTGAAGAATGTTGTGGATACTTTTGGCAATTTTTAAGTGGATTTGGCTCTAGTACAGGCACTGATTTAACAGCAAGAGATGGACATGGTTCATTTGGCTATACATATGGGAGTATATATGGAGTGTTTGCTGGTGGAGGTTTTAATACTACTGCTAATGGTATTGGCAGCCGCGCTAGAAGTTATACAACTATTTTTGAATCAAGTGCTAATAGCATATCAACTCGCGGTTGTACTTCTATTTTCAAATCACCCATAACCAATAGAAACATCTAATTCAGAAAATTATATACTTAAACCAACTCATATATGGGGCGTACTTAGACGAACCAATTAATAAAATATTAAATAAAAGGAGGCCCAAAACATGAGTTTTTTAAATAATGAAGGTCTCTCTTACCTTTGGAATAAAATTAAAACGGTATTTATATCTCGTAACGATTTACCACTACCAGTATCTTATGGTGGTACTCAAGCGACTACTGCCGCGAGTGCGCGAACAAATTTAGGAATTGATGAAATTTCTAGTGCCACAATAGATAGCATTATTAACACTAATAGTTTAGATAGTAGTAATTTAACTACAAGTTGGGGAAATATTACAGGGACTTTATCAAATCAAACTGATTTAAATGCTATACTTAGTAATAAAATAAACGCCTCTGATTTTGCTATTATAGTTGACGGAGATACATGCGCAATTGCGGTTCCGGTTTATGGGTATGCTTATATTAAAAATAATACTCATGGTCTTGTAGAGGGACTTTATCAAAACACTTCAAATGATATATTCCCAATGACTGGTGGCACAGCTGATGGTTCAATTTTTACTGGAGTTTCTAATATATTGAATAATAAAAATGTTGATTATGTTTTATTAGCAGAAGGTTTAGCAAGTGCTACAAATACCATTATAACTTTATCTGATAGTATTACAAATTATAAATATTTATATACATGTCTTTTAGGTCAATCAGCTACTTATGGAACGCATTTATTAGATATGGCTACTATTCCTGTTAGTATATTAAAAGCTAATGATGTCGGGGGATTTGCAGCAAATGGATACACAACCGCGAGAACATATGTATATTTTAGTTATGTATCTGATACACAATTTTTTATTCAAGTCTCAAATGATTGGAGAATATATGGCATTAGATAATTTATTATAAGGAGAAATAATATGAATTTTCTTGATGAAAATAAATTAACATATTTAATACAGAAATTAGAAACTGTATTAGTAAAAAAATCAGATTTATTAGATTTAATATATCCAATTGGTAGTATTTATATGACCACAGATAGTGCTGATCCTTCAACTACATTAGGTGGTCATTGGCAACGTTGGGGTAATGGTCGTACTATTGTAGGAGTAGATGAAAGGCAATCAGAGTTTTCTTCTGCTGAACAAGAGGGCGGAGCAACTGAAGTAACATTAACTACCGATCAATTGCCGGCGCATAATCATAATAGTCGTTCATTAACTGGTGGGGTTTCTGATACAGCACGACAGACAAGTGGTCAAGCTTATGGTGCTTGGGGCATTTTATCTGTTAGGTCTAGTAATGAAAATAGTGGTTATGTACCTAATGCTGGAAGCCGTCCATGGGATGGTTTTAACATCAATTTATCTCATACTCATACCGCAGTAGGTAGTGGATCTAGTCATAATAATTTACAGCCATATCAAACATGCTATATGTGGAAGCGTGTTGAAGATGAAATAGAAGTAATTCAAGAGCCCGACCCTGGTATGCCAATAGAAGATTTATAAGGAGGGAGAAAGATGAATTTTTTAGAGGAAATAGGACTATCTCATTTTTGGAATATAATAAAAAATATATTTGTAAAAAAACAACAATTAATAGATTTAGTTTTTCCTATTGGAAGCATTTATTGCTCTGTTAATAACGTTTCTCCCTCAACTTATATAGGCGGTTTTTGGCAATTATGTTGTCAAGGCGAAGTTATTGTTGGTGTTGACAAAACAGATAGTGATTTTATAGTAAGTAATTTACATGGCGGTGAAAAAGAGCATAGCTTGTCAATAAATGAGATGCCTGCGCACAATCATGGAAGTGTTAGTTTATGGGGTGCGGTAGGAGATATAGCAGTCCAACAAAAAGGATGGAATTTGAATTGTTGGGGTATTATTTCTAATAGAACATATTCTAGTGAAAAACGAGGATATGCTAATAAAACCAATAATAATGGAACAGACGGTTTTAATCTTAATGCTACGCATACTCATAACACTGTGGGTTCAAATGCTCCACATAATAATTTACAACCCTATATTACTTGTTATATTTGGACACGCATAAAATAAGGAGGTATTTATGAATTTTTTACATGATAGTGGATTATTATATATATGGAAAAAACTAAAAACTATTTTTATCTTAAAAAAAGATTTAGTAAATTCAGTATATCCTATTGGTTCTATATATATAAGTTTTAAAAATGTACCTCCTAATAATTTTATTGGAGGGGTTTGGGAAAGATGGGCAGAAGGAAGAATTATAGTAGGAGTAGATGAAACTACTTTAATAAGTAATTCCGCATGGGAAGAATGGAATAATGATCCTGAAGCATTACCAGAAGATGAGCCACCAATGAATTTACCTGGATTATTTGGTGAAAGCAATATAACTGGCGGAGAAAAAAAACACACACTAACCACTGAAGAAATTCCTTCACATAATCATGGCACAATTAGTTTAACTGGCGGTGCTTATAACTATGCCGCAGAAGCTAAATCTACCCCAATATGGGGTGGAGGAGTTTGTTCACAAAGAGTAAACACAGAGTGGATGGGTTGGTGTGGCTCTTCAGATTATGAAAATAATAAATGGGACGGTTTCCAAGTATCAGCAGACCACACTCATGACACACAGGGCGCAAATGTGGCGCATAATAATTTACAGCCATATCGCACTTGTTATATTTGGCGCAGAGTAAATTAAGGAGGGACAATATATGGGATTTATTAAACAATCTTTTCCAGATAATAAAGCATCATTAATAGTTGCTTTTGAGGGTAATAAACCAGGAATAGGATATACCCCTACTGATAGTGTGCAAGAAGCACTTGAATATTTTAATTTATATGTACGTGATCATACTATTTATGAAAGAACTGGAGAATCTGAAGTACTTGCAAAATTAGGTGCTAATTCTCAAGAAGAATTAACTGAAATTCGTGAAACTTTAGATAATTTACTTAATGAATTTGATGATGAAACCGCATCAGAATATAAAGTTTTATTTAAAAATTGGGAACCTGATATCCAAGTAACACAAGGAGAACGATATAAATATAACAATGTTTTATATAAAGTATTACAAAGCCATACAACACAAAGAGGATGGGAACCAGAAATAGCTACTAGTTTATTTGCTGTAATTCTTACTTCACAAGAACCAGAAACTTATAATGAATGGGTTCAGCCTGATTCTACAAATCCTTATATGATGGGAGATAGAGTAATATTCCTTGGTAAAATTTATGAGTCTATAATTAACAATAATATCTGGTCTCCAATTGCTTATCCTGCTGGATGGATGGAATTAGAGTAAAAACTATCAAAATATATATCAAATAAAAGCACCTCATCTTTTGAGGTGATATAAATGAAAACATTATTCGTCGCTCTAATCGCGGCAATACTACTATTGACACCAATCAATAGCCCTAAAAACCCTCCAGTTATCGACGAAGCACTTCTTCATTTAGACCAACCCTATCGTTTTAAAAAAGCCGGACCAGCTTCATTTGACTGTTCCGGCTTTGTTTGTTATTGTTATAAAAAAGTTGAAAATATTGATTTACCACATTCAGCTAAACAACAGGGTTATAATGACACTTATGAAAAAATAGATAAAATAGAAAATTTAATTTCTGGAGATTTAGTGTTTTTTAATACTAATAAGCGTGACTCAGATGATTGTGATCACGCAGGTATTTATATAGGCAATGGTGAATTTATTCACTGCTCTTCAGGAAAGGGAAAAGTAATAATTTCTGACCTTACAGAGGGCTATTATAATGATAGATTTTCTTGGGGCAGAAGAATAAAGGAGGAAGTATAATGAATATAATGACTAAACGTGGTTCAGAAGATAATGCTGTTACTTATGAGCACTACTGTGATACTACCGCAGATATGGCAAATATTAAACCAGAGTATATTACTCTTGGTTCTGTTTGTATTGTTATATCAGGTACAAGTGGAGATTTAGATGTTTATATCGCAGGAAGCGATAAAGAATGGAATTTATTATAAGGAGGACTTAATATGAATATTGTTGATATTATTATTGCAAAGAAAAAGTCCTTCACAGGTGAAACTGAAAGTTTAGTTCGTCGTGCGAATGAAGCAATGGCAAAAGCAAATCAAGTTGCTGGAATGATAGATGACGCACAAGCCGCACTTGAAGCAGCATCAAGTGCTGAAGCTTCATTAGAATCAATGGAATCAATTATTAGTTCTGCCGCGCAAGATGCTTTTGATGCGAAAGCCGCAGCAGCTACAGCCGTAACTGATGTAGATGTTATAGATGATAATACTTTAACAGCAAAGATAAAAAAGACTCGCGCGCAAAAGAATGGTGTGACACAAACCTTTGTAACAACAAAGAATTATGTTGCGACTGGACAAAACGAAGACGGTAGTATGACTCAAAAAGCAATTACTGATGCTTTAGCAAGTCAAAAAACTGAATTAGAAAATAAAATTAATAAAATTCCTTCTAGCGGTTCTGGCAATGGCAATATTTCTGGCAATATTACTGCGGCAGATAAAGAATCAATTGTAGTGGTCGGTGATAACGGAGAAATTATACCGAGTACTATTACTGAAGCTGATATAATTAAAGCTCAAGTTCTGTCTGGTGGTTATCAAAACAATGAAGTTGTAGGATTAGAAATTGATTATACTAATAGGACATTTTCAAGATTGCAAGATGCAAAAGATGCCACTCCTGGTAGCCATTTTGATAAATTTAATATGTTTGGCGGCCGCAAACGTTGTATTGTCAATGCCGACGGGTCTATTGATAGATTTGTAACTAATAACGACACTGCATCAACATTAGCTAATAAACGCATTATGGTTTATCAACCAGCTTTTTATTATTTAAGGCTAATTCTTTCAACCACTACAACTAGCGCAGGTATTAAAATAAATAAAGAACATATTTATCTATCAGATAAAAAATTTGCTGGCTTTAAATTACACCCAAAATTTAAAGATGCTAATGGTAATCCAGTAAAATATATTCTATTACCCGCGTTTGAGAGTGGTACTTTGCGCGCGAATGGCAGTTATGAACTTACAGATGCACAAGATCTTAACTTATCCGCAGATAAATTAGTTTCTGTTATAAATGCAAAGCCAACTAGTGGCGCAACTCAAGCATTTAACTATGCTGCAGCAAAACAAATGGCTGAAAATAATGGCGCTGGATGGGAATTAATGAATCTTGAAGCTTTCTCAATTAATCAAATGTTAATGATGATTGAATATGGTTCTTTAAACTTACAGCAAACCTTTAATAACGGCCTTACAAAGATTACCACTTCTTCTTCTGGTAATATTAGCGCAAATACTGGTTCAACAATAAGTTTAAATAATACTTCAGGCCAAGCTTCTTCTACTGTTAACAATATTAATGGTTCTGATGTAACCTATACAACAGAAGGAACTTGTAGTATTAGTTATCGTGGTACAGAAAATCCATTTGGTAATATTTGGAAAATTATTGGTGACTTATTCGCGCAAAATGATACTTATACTTATAAAGATCATACCGTTTCATTTAAAATTCCAAATGATAATGGGTGGATTAATGCATTTGGCTATGATCCCGAAATGGACTGGGCTTATTTACCAATTGAAACCAATTCAAATGCTAGCAGCTCTTTACCTGTAGGAGATTATCTCTATTCTCCTGACAATAATACTTTAAATAGCTGCGTAATTGGCGGATTAAGTAATTCTGATGTTAATGCTGGTCCGTTCTATTATGGATTACATATTAATAAAGAATATAACTATCGTAGTGTTTCCGCGCAAATAACATATACTCCAATCGCAAATTCTACTATTGAAACCAATAATTATAATTTATGGTCAAATGAGGGGTGATTTGAATGAAAAATTATGAAACTGTATATTCAATTACTGAACCTCAAGAAATAGAAATTACAAGCACAAAAGTTTTTATTGCTACTAATGTTCAATCTATTGAACGCGAATATGAAGATATAATAGAAACTTGCTATTCTTATACTTTAACAGAATATGATAAGGATGAATATATCACATTAATGGCTAAAAATAATGCTGATATTGCAGCATTACAAGAAGAATTAGCCGCAGCAAAAATACTATTGGGGGTGGAGTAATTGGGAAACTTATTAGATTTAGCTAGAAAATTACGCCCTTATATAGAAAAAGCAGTAATAAATTTAGATGATACTGATGCTTTAGAAGCGGTTTCATTATTCCCTCAATGGAATGACAGCGCTGAATATAATGTTGATGATAGAGTGCGCTTCCATAATGTTTTATATAAATGTTTACAAGCGCATATTGCTCAACCAACTTGGACTCCACAAAATACTCCTAGTCTTTGGGCGAAAGTATTAATTCCAGATGAAAATGTTATTCCTGATTGGGAACAACCTGATAGTACAAATCCTTATCAAATTGGTGATAAAGTCATATATAATGGTAAAATTTATGAATGTACTATCCCAAATAATATTTGGTCTCCTTCAACTTATCCAGCAGGATGGAAAGAAGTTAATATTTGACTTTAAATAAAATTCATGTTATAATTATTATATCAAGAGGAGGAAAGGAACTTCTCTTGAAATAAAAAAACAATATAAGGAGAGGAACTTATATGAAGTATTGGAATGAATATGAGCAGAAGTTTTACGATAACGCAAACGACTGTCTCGCGGCAGAGCGTAAGCATCTAGCCGAACAGGAAAAGGAAAAGTACGAAAAGGAACGCAAGGCCGCTGAACGCAAGGCTGCCGCAGAAAAGGTAGAAGCTGCGCGTAAGGTTATGACTGAAGCACAGTCTGCTTACAAGAAGGAACTAGAAACCTTCTGCCAGAAGTATGGAACCTATCATTATTCAACTAGTAATGTAAAGGATATTCCTACTCTATTTAATGATATTTTTAACCTTTTTCCTTAAAATAGTGCGGTAAAACCGCACTTATGCCCGCGTACTCAAGTTTGGCTGAAGAGAACGGTCTTGAAAACCGTGAGGTCAGGAAACTGGCGCAGAAGTTCGAATCTTCTCGCGGGCGTTTTGAGGTAGCGTTGGAGTAATTAACCAACGAGAATAAGGTGCCCCTACACCGGCTCATTTTAATCATAGGGGTGATTTAAAATGGCTTATATTTATAAAATTTTTAATGATATAAATGATAAAGTTTATATTGGTAAAACTACAGAAACTATTGAAGAAAGATGGAAGCAACATATAAAAGATAGTACAAAGTCTCATACAGAAAAGCGAATTTTATATGAAGCAATGAATAAATATGGAATAAAACATTTTCATATAAAACAAATTGAAGAAGTTGATGTTTCTGTATTGAATGAAAAAGAAATATACTGGATTGAATATTATGATTCTTTTCATAATGGATATAATGCTACTAAGGGCGGCGATGGAAAAACATATTTAGATTATGAACTAATTTTTAATACTTGGAAAGAAGTTCATTCTTTAAAGAAAACCGCAGAAATTGTAGGCTGTCATAAAGAAAGCGTGCGAAAAGTTTTAGAAAACTATAACATTTCTAAAGAAGAAATTAATCAAGATAGACTAGCACAAATTAGTAAACCAGTATTACAATTAGATAAAATAACTGATCAAATAATAAATTCTTTCAATTCTATAAAAGAAGCAGGTGAAGCATTAGGAAAATCTAATGTAAAGGATAGTATTCGTAAAGCTTGTAAAGGAAAATATAAAACTGCTTATGGTTATAAATGGAGATACCGCGATGAATAATTCGCGGGCGCTTTAAAAAATAATATTGCCCTTCATTTTTGAAGGGCATTTTGTGCTATAATTATATAGGAGGGGAAATATGAAACTAAAACAAATAATTGCTATTTTATTAATATTTTTAATTTCATTTATAAATATTGCAGTATTATCAGAAGAGATTGCTGTAGAAGAAATGACAGAGCCAGAAATAATAGAGCAAGAGATAGAAATTAATGATGAAAATATAGAAATTAAAAATGAAGATGAAATAAATGTTGAAATAGTTGAATCAGAATTTGAAGAAATTATACCAATAGAAGAAGAAT